GGTCAAATAGTACCATATATGCTGCTGGTGAAATGAGAGCACCAATATTCTATGATGCAAATGATGCTAACTATTATGTAGACCCAAATAGTAGTTCAAGACTTTGGTATTTAGGAGTTGGATATGAAGCACCAGAAAAAAGATTCCACGTTATAGGTGACCACGGAAGTTCATCAATGAGATTAACTATACCAGCAGCTTACAATGGTACAGGGCAAAGAATAAGTATGCAGTGGTGGGTATCTGAACCTGGTAACACTTGGAATGGTGGTGGATTTGGATATAATGTTGATAATAACTTAAATAGTGGTGGTGGTGCATATTACTTTGGTAGACCAAATACTAACTATGGACAAGGATATATAAGATTTAGTGAAGGTGGTGACATGTATTTTTATAATACGAATACATCTGGTAATCGTGTTACAAATATGGAAATGTATCCATCTAACTATGTTTATGTAAACAACTACCTTCAAGCTGGCAACTCTCTTAGAGCACCAATATTCTATGATTCAAACGATACGGGATATTACTTAGACCCAGCAACAGCAACCAACGTTGATTTAAGAATGAGAGGTGGTACTCTACATGGACCTAACTGGACATGGGGTGCATATATGTACGTTGGTACAAATGGTAGACCTGGTGGTGAGGCATCGGTAGTAACTACAAATGGTAACTTACACTTAGATTGTCAAAACGGATACGAAACTTATATTAACCACTATTCTGGTAATAGAACTTATTTGTATGAGATTCGTACAAACTTTATTTATGATAGAGATGATACTACATTCTACTTAGACCCATCTGGTGATACTAGAATTAGAAACCTTTATATTTGGTATGGTAATAGTATAATCCACTATGGATATAATAATAGTGGTGCATACGCTATGAACAATAACTCAACCTATTGGGGATTGATGTTAAACGTATCAGCAAATGACTGGAGATTGGGTTGGGGTGGTACTGGTTCAATTGTTGGTTGGAACTTACGTTGGGATAATGGTAGTACTGTTTGGGCAAATGGTTCATTCAGAGCACCAATATTCTATGATTCTGATGATACATATTGGTATATTGACCCAAGTACTTCAGGTACATCAGCAAACTTTAGAGGAGCTGTTCGTATAACTGATTACTTCTCACCAAATGGTTATCCAAACTGGAGTGACGTTGCATGGATAGGTAGATATGACCAAACACAAGGTTCATATCCAATGTATTCTCCTGGCGCAATGTGGGGTATTCACTTCCAACGTTCATCTGATGGTGCATCAATTGGTATGGTAACTAGAGGTGGTAGTTATAACGATTACAATCTTGTTGTTAACTGGGGTGATGATAGTGGTGATATTTTAGAATATAGATTTAATAATAGTAGGGTTGCATTGATGGATATTGGTGGACAAGCCCAATTCCCAATCATATATGATTACAATAATACTGGATATTATTTAGACCCTAATGGTACAACATATATTGAAAACCTATATTCTCGTTGGTGGGAGCCTATTGGTGTTGGTGGTAACTCTGGAAATGGTACACATGCATATCGTATATTCCAAGAAGGTGGTGGATGGGGGTATCCTTATCCTGACCTAAGAATTGCATTCCATACGGGTATTAAATTAGGTGCAAACGGACCTTCATATGAAGGGGTAAGATTATACTCCGATTATGATATGAGTGGTATCTTAATTCAATTGAGTGGACCTTCAAACTATTCATTCTGGCACACATGGCAGAGATTGGAAGGATACCATGGTATCTATTCTGGAATTAACTCAGCACACATTTATCCAAACAACTCTACATATGGACAATGGAGAATTGATGGTAGTAGAAATGGATATGGTGGTATATTAATTGATGTAGGTAACACACCTGTATTGATGTTTGATGGTGGTGGTAATGGTGGTATCTATTATCAAGCTGGTCGATGGATGTTCTATCATTATTGGCCATACAATTGTGTAGGTGTTGGAACTTCTGCAACATCACCTTCATATGGTATGTATGTTAATAGGGGTATTTACGCTACTGAAAACATTGTGGCTTATTCCGATAGACGTGCAAAAGAAAACATAGTAACTATTGATTCTGCTTTAAATAAATTACTTCAAATTAGAGGTGTTTACTATAATAGAATTAAAGATGAAACTAAGAAAAGGCAAATAGGGGTAATTGCACAAGAAGTTAATGAAGTTATTCCTGAAGTTGTGACTTATTGTGATGTTAATGATGAGTATGGTGTAGCTTATGGAAATTTTGCTGGTTTATTTATAGAATCAATTAAAGACCAACAAAATATTATTAATAAGCAAGCTGAAGAAATAAGTACATTAAAAGAAGAATTACAAAAACTTAAAGAATTAATACTTAATAATAAAGGATAAATTATGGCACTTATTAGAGATTACGAACTACCTGGAACTGGTTTAAATATTGAAAACGCTTATCACGTTGTGACAAATGTTGCAATAGAAAAAAGAACAGCGGATGTACCAGCACCAGTAGACCCAACAAGACCTGATAATAGAACCTTTGGTGCTAACGCTGAAGGTAATGAAGTTTATTGGAAAGCTGGATATGTGGCAACAATTTCTTTAACAGTTTGGAAAGATAAAACTGCTAGAAACAATGATGCTAAACCTATTGGTTTTATTGGTGTGAATGCAGGAGATAATAAGTATGGTGTATCAATTGGTACAGCCGGTATGGACCATTATTGCCGTTTCTTTTTAGAAGTACCTTCTGAATTAAATCACATTGAGCAGGCTTATAGACATCTTCTTACAACAGAATATTATAGTGGTTCGTTGGAAGATTAAAATATTAAAAACAAATATTTATTAAAAAATACAAATTATGGGATATACATACGAATGGAAACTAACAGGTATTAAAAAACAAAATACACAAACATTGGAAAATGTAGTTGTTAATGCCTATTGGAACGTAAAAGCAATTGATGAAACAGGTCACTCTGGTAGTTTTACTGGAGCAACTCCGTTACCTTTAAATGAAGTTGACCCTAATAATTTTACCGCATATAGTAATTTATCTGAAGAACAGGTTGTTACATGGGTAAAAAATATAGTTAGTGGTTCAGACCGTACAAGAAACTATTGGGACCATATAATGGCACAAATTGGTAAAGAGATTGATAAGAATAAGTACAATAGAGTGATGGTAATGGAAGCTGATTTACCTTGGTCACCGATATCAGGAAGTAACGCTTATGGGGCAGACCCACAGCCTGTTTAGTAAAAAAACTAAATATTTAATCATTATTATCCAAAACATAGATTTATACATAGATTTGTGTTTTGGATATTTTGTTTATATTTATATGTGTATTTTTACAACCAAAAACAAATACAAACCTAAAATACAAATTGGAGAAATAAAATGGCAGAAAGAATCGTATCACCTGGCGTATTCACAAGAGAAAATGACCTATCATTCTTAGCACAAGGAGTAGGAGAAATTGGAGCAGCATTTATAGGACCTTTTAAGCAAGGACCTGCATTCGTTCCAACTATTGTGAGAACACAATCAGAGTTCGAAGAAATCTTCGGAACACCTGATGGAACTTATTATACCGAATATGCGGTACAAAGATATTTACAAGAAGCAGGAAGTGCTACCATCGTAAGAGTTGGTGGTATTGGTGGTTATCACCAAGTTGCTCCTTTGGGTATCAAAGCAAGTGGTTCATTATCATCAGCGGCAAAAATTGTAGGAGTACTTTACTCCACTGCCAATGGTAATAAAGGAGTTGGTTTTTCAAATGCATCAACAAACATATCAAGTAGTTTAGAAGGTGGTGGAAACTTCGTTGTTTCAGGTCTATTAAGTTCAGCATCTGCAGCAGCAAATATTTCAGCATCTATTGTTAATACAGCTACTAATGATTTAGCAGATACATTTGGTGAATCAGTATTTGGTGCAAAAGCAGCATTCGCTTATAAATATTTTGAAAACGCAGCCCTTAACTTTACAGGTTCAAATACAGATGGTGCTACAACTGTAATTACTGAAGTAAACTTACCAACACAAAAGTATGGTGATATCTCGGCAGCTGAAACTCCTTATGTTGTATCTCAAAAAGATGATAACAATACAAGATACGATTTATTTAAGTTTGTAACTTTAGGACATGGTACTCCATATAATACTAAATTTAAGATTGGTATTTCAAATGTAAAAGCAGCTGGTGAGGATGGTTCAACTGATTACTCAACATTTACTGTAATTGTAAGAGGATATGGTGATACTGATAAAAGAAAAGTTGTATTAGAAACATTCAATAATGTAAACTTAGACCCATCATCTCCAAATTATATAGCTAAGAGAATTGGTGATAGATATCTTACAATTGATAACGATGGTAAGATTACGGAATATGGCGATTATTCAAACAAATCAAAATATGTAAGAGTAGTTGTAAATGACGCAGGTTCATTCCCAATTTCAGCAGCACCATTTGGACACGCTGCATACACAAATCCAATCGCTACAGCTAATGGTGATGAAAGTTTAATACCTGAAGTAGTTTACCAAACTGGTTCAGCAAATAACACATCTTCATCTCCAATATATTATGCTGGATTTGATTTTGAATCAACTGGAATTGCAGATGATAACATTCAATACTTATCACCTATTCCTGATGGAGCAAAAGCTGGAGCAAACGTATTATTCGCATTCGATTCTCAACTTACATATAAAATGACCGGTTCAGCAGCAGCTGATATGGTTAAGAGACAATTCTCTTTAGGTTTCCAATATGGATTTGATGGTTCATTCCCTGGCACTAAAGCAAACTTAGGAAATGATATATCAGCAGCAAATACGCAAGGATTTGATTGTTCTAAATCAACTTCATCTGGTTCAATAGCTTATTCAAAAGCAATCAACGCTGTAGGAAACCCTGATGAGTGGGACATCAACTTAGTTGTAACTCCTGGTATCATCCGTTCTTTACACCCATCTATTACTACAAAAGTAATTGATATGGTTGAAGATAGACAAGATTGTTTCTATATCGCTGACTTTACTGAAGCAAGTGCAACAATTACTGAAGCAACTGAGCAAGCAAATTCAATTGATTCAAATTACGCTGGTACTTACTATCCTTGGGTTAAGACAGTTGATACAAATACAAACAAAATAACTTCAGTTCCACCATCAGTATTGTTACCAGCAGTTTATGCTAGTAATGATAGATTGGCAGCTGAGTGGTTCGCACCTGCTGGTTTAAATAGAGGTGGTATCACTGGAGCAGTAAGTGTGTTGAATAGATTAACGCACGCTGAAAGAGATACACTTTATGAAAACAAAGTAAACCCAATCGCAGCATTCCCTGGACAAGGTATTGTAGCATTTGGACAGAAGACATTGCAAGATAAAGCTTCAGCATTAGATAGAATCAACGTAAGAAGATTACTTATCACTGTTAAGAAGTATATCGCATCAACTTCTCGTTACTTAGTGTTCGAACAAAATACATCAACTACTCGTCAAAGATTCTTAAACACTGTTAATCCTTACTTAGAAGGAATTCAACAAAGACAAGGTCTTTACGCATTCAGAGTTGTGATGGATGAAACAAACAACACACCTGATGTAATTGATAGAAACATATTAGCTGGACAAATCTTCTTACAACCAGCGAAGACTGCAGAATTCATCGTAATTGATTTCAACATTCTTCCAACTGGAGCTTCGTTCAACGCTTAATATGGATTTGAAATAAATTGATATTTATTAATATAAAATAAAAGGATAATAAAATGGCAGAAATATTAGAGTTTGACAAGATGTTCTATACGAACTTCGAACCTAAGATGAAAAACCGCTATGTGATGGAGATTGACGGTATCCCATCATATATGGTTAAAGCAGCAGCAAGACCTTCAATTCAGTTTGAAAAGGTAACTTTAGACCACATCAACATTAAAAGACAATTGCAAGGTAAAGGTGAATGGCAAGATATAACTATCACACTTTATGACCCAATCGTTCCATCTGGAGCACAAGCGGTAATGGAGTGGGTACGTTTAGGACATGAATCTATTACTGGTAGACGTGGGTATGCTGATTTCTATAAAAAAGATATAGATTTCTATATGTTAGGTCCTGTTGGTGATAAGATTGAGCAGTGGAAACTAAAAGGCGCTCTTATTGTAAGTGCAAACTTTGGTGATGTAGCATTTGATTCTAACGAACCTGCAACTATCGAATTATCTTTAGCTTACGATTACGCAATTCTTGAATTCTAATTTAAGAAAAACTATAAAAAAGAAGGGATATCCAAAAGGTATCCCTTTTTTATTTCCAATTTTTTAAGATTTATGTATTTATATATACAAACTAAAAAAGATAGAAAGTTATGGCAGAAGTTAATATTACGCAACCAACTCCAACACCTAAGTATGAAAGTCTTAAATATGATTTTCCTACCGAAGTTATTGAATTACCATCAAAAGGATTAGTATATCCAGAAAATCACCCTTTAAGAAAAGGAACTTGTGAAATAAAATATATGACAGCAAGAGAAGAAGATATTCTTGCAAATCAAAATTTTATTAAAAAAGGAATTGCTTTAGATAAATTATTTGAATCAGTTTTAGTTGAGCCTGGTGTAAATCCAAATGATGTTTTTATTGGTGATAAAAATGCCATTTTAATGGCAACACGTGTTTTGGGATATGGTGCTGATTACCATGTAGAAATGACAGACCCATTTACAGGTGAAAAGCAGGAAGTGGTAATTGATTTGGGTAAAATACAAACTAAGGATATAGATGAATCTATATTAAACTCAAAAAATAGATATAAATTTATATTACCATCTAATAGTAAAGAAATTACTTTTAAACTATTAACACATGGTGATGAACAAGAAATAACTAAAGATATACAGGCTTTAGAAAAATTAAATAAAAACTCAGCAGGAGCTTATGATGTAACTACTCGTTTAAAGTATATGATTACATCTGTTGATGGAAATGAAGATAGAGGTTTTATAAACAAATGGGTAGTAAACTCTTTCTTAGCAAGAGATACAAAAGCATTCAGAGTATTTGTAAAAGATATATCACCTGATTTAGATATGAAATTTGAGTTTGTTTCTAAAGCAACTGGCGAAACGGAGGCGCTAGATATTCCCTTTGGGATTAACTTTTTTTACCCTTCCAACTGATTATAAGATTCAACTTCATACGCAGATTTGGGAAATGGTTCAATTCGGTAATGGATTTACTTGGACAGAAGTGTATCATATGCCAACATATCTTCGTAAATTCTATTTCAATAAATTAATTGAATTAAAGAAAAAAGAAGCTGAAGAGCATAAAAAAGCTCAATCTAAAATGAAAATGCCAAAAGTGAGGATGCGTTAATATCCTCACTTTTTTGTTTGCGAATATTTATAGAATATAAAAGGGAAATACTATGCCAAACGATAAAAAACAATTAAAAGAAGGAATTCCATCAATGTTAAAGAAGTTTACAGATAATTTTTTTGATGGATTAAAATATGGAGCAATCAATAAAGCACTTAAAGATGCTGAAAAAAATAAAAGAATGCCACCTCCTATTGTTCAAGATTTAAGAGATTTGCAAAAAAAGAGAGATGAATTGATTAAAAAGATTCAAAAATATGACCCATCCTACCAAGCTCCTGAAATGGATGAATTATAATAAATAAGAATTAAGTAATGGCAAAAGATGCAGGATTATTTGGTAAGCAACTTGTAGAACAGGAACAAAAATTACAAGCAGAAAAAGAAAAAACAGCAAAAGCAATAGAAAATATTACTAATGCTGAAAGGAACAGGTATGTATCTGCGGAACTTAAACAAAAAGCAATAACTGCTCTAACAGAAAAGCAAGCAAGAACTGAAAAAGAACTGATAGCTAATCAAACTAGACAGGCAAATATAAGAATACAAAATTTAAAATCTTTAGGACAGCAAGAAGCATCTCTAAAAAGTTTAAGTGGTATCTATGATGGATTAAAAGAAATAGATAGAGAAAGACTAACACTCCAACAAAGTATGGCAGAGTCTGACCCTAAAAGAGTAGAAGCTTTTAATAAAATAGCAGGATTAAATAGAGATTTAGCACAATTAAGTTCAGAAGATACTATACAAAGAGAAATAATACTTGAACGTATTAAAGCTACCGAAACTTCGATGGGTGCAATGTCAGCCGAAGAACAGGCAGTATTAGATAAATTAAAAGAAGGTACAACTTACGCAAATCAAATGTCTTATATGACTGAAGAGCAAAAGGCTCAATTAGAAGCTTCAGTCAAAGCATATGAAGGTATAAAGAAAACACTTGGTGGTATATTAGGAACAGCAGGATTGTTATTTAGTGGATGGAGAGGATTTGCTAGAGTAACTTTATTAGGAGCGGGTAAAGCACTTACAGAGTTAGGAAAAACTACAAGAGAATTAGGTGGTTTCTTAGGTGGGGCAACAGTATCAGCTACAGCTTTAGGTGCTGTATTTAAAGATGCAACAGGCACAGCGAAATCATTATCATCTGAATTTGGGGGATTAAATGATATTTCATTTAAAAATCAATTGAATACAAACCTTATGGCTACTAATATGGGTATTAGTGGTGATGAGGCTGCAAAATTAACTGGTAACCTTGCTCGTTTGAATGGTAATAGTATTGAAACCGCACAAAATTTAGCTGAAGGTACAAAAGAATTAGCAAAACAAAATGGTTTAGTTCCAGCCGATATAATGAAAGATATGGCTGGTTCAGCTGAAGCATTTGCTTTGTTTGGAAAGGATGGTGGAAAAAATATTGCACAAGCTGCTGTACAAGCTGCTAAGATGGGTACTAGTCTTAAAACTATGACCGGTATAGCAGATAATCTATTAGATTTTGAAAATTCTATTACAAAAGAATTAGAATTAGGAGCTATGCTTGGTAAAAATATCAATTTAGATAAAGCTAGACAATTAGCTTATTCTGGTGATATTGCAGGAGCAACGCAAGAAACATTAAGAGCATTGGGTGGAGTTGAAGAATTCAATAAAATGGATTACTTCCAAAAGAAAGCAACTGCTGATTTGATGGGAGTATCTGTTGATGAACTTCAAAAAATGGTAACTCAACAGGAAAAAGCAGCAACAATTAGTGGTCAGATAGAAGGTGGATTCAATACAATGACTGAAACACTAAGCGCTCTAACTACTGGTCCTTTAGGTGGGTTTGTTAGTGGCTTGAGTGGTGCTATCGGAACTTCAAAAGAAATAGCAGGTAACTTTAAAGATGCTGGTGGATTTCTAAAAGATATGGGTGGTAAAATAAAATCCATGTTTGGTGGTAAAAAGCCAGAATTGCCTGGACAAAGTTCCGTGGGTTCAACTGCACCAAAACCAACAGCAGCACCACAATCGCAAGCAGGTCCATCGGACCAAGCAAATAAAATGTCTAAAGTTAATGCAAACGCATTAATTAAAGGTGCAGTGGCATTATTAATATTAGCTGCAGCATTATTTGTAGCAGCAAAAGCATTCCAAGAATTTGCAGAAGTTACTTGGGAATCTGTTGGTATGGGATTAGCTGCATTAGTTGGTTTAGCCGGTATTGCTTTCTTATTAAGTAAAATACAAGGTGAAATGATTAAGGGAGCATTGGCAGTGGCAATATTGGGATTAGCATTAATTCCTTTTGCATACGCTCTAAATCTAATGTCAGCTGTTAATGGTGATGGATTGATAGCAGCCGGTATAGCTTTGGTTGCATTTACAGCAGCTGTATTTGGTTTAGGACTTTTAATGATGGGACCTGCGGCAATCGTATTTGGAGCAGGTATTTTAGCATTAACAGCTTTGGGGGCTGCATTGGTTGTATTTGGAGCAGGATTATTAATGGTTGGAAATGGAATGTCAGCACTGACTGGTGCATTACCTTCTATGGTTGAACAAATAGCAGCATTATCTACTATCAACTTCTTACCAATATTTGGATTAGCTGGAGCATTAATGGCGTTATCAGTTGCATTAGCAGCTGTGGCTATCTCTGGTATGTTAGCATTACCTGCTTTATTGGCATTGGGATTAGTAGCTGGTGGTGCCGCGGCATTGATGGGTGGTGGTGATGAAGGTGGTGAATCTGCAAAAATGGATGAATTGATTACTGAAATCAAAGCATTAAGAGGTGATTTATTAGCAGGTAAAATAGCTGTAAATATGGATGGTCAGAAAGTAACGTCTGGTGTTGGAAAAATTGTTTCAAGAACTAGCTCAAATTCATACGCTAAAACTTAAAGATGGGAAGAACATTAGAAGAATTATTTAAGACACAACGTTTAGCAGACGGGCAAACTGCTCAACAAAAATACGAAATTCGTGATAGTAAGAAAAATCCTATTACGCCAGGTAATTCTTTACTTGAACTATCATTTAAAGGAGCGTCTGGAATACGAAAAGGTTCTTCTAGTAACAATAATAGATTAAAAGAAACATTTGTAGAAAGTGAAATAAGAGGATTGAGAATGATACATAATTTATCAGCTCCTGTTGTATATGGAACTGATATTATTCGCTTTCAAAAAAAATCAACTAAGTTGGTTGATACAATGAAAGATTCAATAAATCCTGGTCAATCTAGCGGAATTATAGGTAATTTATATAATAAGATAGAAAACTTTGGATTAAGAACACTATCTAAAATAGGTGTTGTGTTTCCTGACCATTTAATACCAACTAAAATTTCTTTAAATGATAAATTTAAATCTGGTAAAGAACCAGATACAATGACCACTTTAGCAGAAATTAAAAAAGATGGTAAAGGAACAATATCTGGTCAAATTATAAAAAATGTAAAAGGTACTCCAAAACAAATATTAAATGGTGTTGTTGGTACAAGTGTAGATTTATTAAAAAAAGAAGTAAGAAAAAAACTATTTGGTGCACCAAAGCAAGGAGCACAAAATTTAGCAAAAAAGAATGAATACGAAACTCAGTACGATAGTTTTGCAAGATACACATCTACAATTGATGCATATAGTGAGGATATAGCAAAAAGAAATGATTTATCGAGTTTACAACTTGAAAAAATAAGATATAAAAAGAAAACCGAAAGAGAAACAATTGCTAAAATAGCAGAAAGTGCACCAAAATATGAACCAAAGGGGTTACCATCCACTACAAACTTAGGTGGAAAACTAAATTTGGATGTAAGTAGATTTAACATAAAAGGTAAAGTATCAACTGTAAAAGAAGGTGTAACATCTCAATTAACATCTGCTAGAAAAGAAGGACAGCAATTTTTATCATCTGGTAAATTTAAAGTAGGCGATGTAAAACCCAACGCTGAATCAGACTTAGCACCAGATCCAATTATAAGATATTCTGAAACTGTAGATGAGCAAGCTGACGATGTTAAATTAAGGAATGATTTATCTTCAAAATTAAATACTTTAATAGAAAGTAAAAAAGAATTTTCCAAAGATAAAAAAGAAACAGAATCTGCAATTCCTGGTTCACCAAAAAAAGGTGATTTAAGTTCTACTGGAAAATTATTGGGAGAATCACAAAATCCTTTTGATAAAAAAAGTAAAGAAAAATTAAAAGAAGGTAGAAAAGAAGCACAGCAAAATGCAGAAAATAAAGATGAAACTGCAATAAAAGCAAACGTAATTAATAGATACGATAACGAAATAAAATACTCTGGTACAGTAGATGCAACGCAAGATGATATAACTTTAAGAAATGATACATCGGCAAAGTTAGAACTATTAATGGAGGCAAGAAAGGAATTATCCGAAGGTGATAGAAAAGGATTAGCACCTTTGACTAGAGAAAATGTTTCAAAAAATCAATATTCAAGATTTAAAAATACTTTAAAAGAAAGTAATAGAGCAGTATCTTTAAAAAATAGATATGGTATAGAAAGTAAAGATAAATTAGATTTTGTAAATGAAAAAACACCATATGCAGGTGAATCATTAAAATTAAAAGATGGAACTATATTAGATGATTATGATTTTGTAACTTTAAAATTTAGGTCAAAAGCAACAGGGCAATCTGTAAATTTCAGAGCAACAGTAACTGGTATAAGTGAAACTGTAAGTCCGAGTTGGGATTCTGGAAAATTTATTGGTAATCCATTTAATTATTACACTTATACTGGTATCGAAAGAAGCGTAAGTTTTAATTTTAAAGTTTATTCAACAACTCCTTTACAGCACGTAGCAGCATGGCAAAGAATAAACTTCCTAACAGGTTTAGCTTATCCACAAGGTTATAGTGGTGCATATGCAATCCCACCATTCGTAACGTTTACTTTAGGCAACTTATATAAAAGCAAAAATTGTTTTATAGAATCATTAAGTTATACAGTAGATGAAAATGGTGGTTGGGAAATTGGTTCTGTTGGTGTTGGTGAAGATGGTGTTGTTGGTATAGAGGGAGCTACAATTAGTATGAAGGATTATAAACTTCCAATAATTATTGATGTGAACGTAACACTTAAATTTGTTGAATCAGTTGGAACAAGTCAGGGAGGTCAATACTATGGATTTGAAAAACTTCCTAAAGCACAGCAAAATACTGGTGATTCAAATGCAACTGCACAAAAAATAGATGATTCAAATAATAATGAGAGTTTACAAACTTCAAGCGATGATGCTGAAGTTCCTACACTCAAAAAGAAATTACCTGCAAAAAAATTAGAACCAGCTGGACAAACTAATACACAAACAAACGAACCAGCTAGCGTAAAAGAAAATGAATCCACAATAGAAAAACCAAAATTACCTTCATATAAAGTAAATGTATTTACAGATGGTGATGGTATTAAAGGTCAAGTATTTGCAGATGGTGAAATGATTGATGAGGTTAGTTATTATTCTGGGTTTAGTCGAACATTCACAGACCAAACTGGAAAAACTACAACAACTGTAGGGGAAGCTGCTGTAAAAGAAAATTTAATATATAAATTAACTAATATGGGATACTATTCTCCAACAAAAGGTAAGTTTTATCCTGAAAGTCCAAACGTAAGTTAAT